ATCTGGTTGGCAATCTGCTTGGCTAGACGCTCATTCTCGCGTTCCCATGCTGAGACTTGTGCTGCCTCCAGTTTTTCCATTCCTGCGTTGCTTAGTGTCGCTTTCGTGTATTGTGTTTCCATGTCTGTATTATAGTCTAATTTTTGATTTTAAAAAAGCTTTTTCTACTATTATTTGACGGCTTAAAATCCTGTGCAATCTTAGCAATCTTGGCAACAGCTCCACTCCCTCTCGCCCTGATATACTTCAGGAATCCAGCCAGTGCCGTTGCAGGTTTCGCAGTAACTTGAAGATTTAATGATTAATTTGGCGGTCTTATTTACTTCGGCAAAGAAGATGCGAGACCGCTTTACTGGGATGCCACCGCCGAAACGGTAAGCGAGTAATTTGCGAGCTTGCTTCTTTAGTTCTTGCTTGTATTCCTCTTGCGTTGTCATGGGGATATTTTATCACAGAACAGAACAAACAAAAAGCTTTTTCTACTATTAATTTTTAATTATATTTTCACTTAATACTTGACACCCTCCCCCATTTCTGAAAAATTTAGTTAGCGTTTGCGTAGTAAACTGGCGGGGGGAGTCCGACTTCAATTTCTCAATGGTCAAACCCCCACCCGTTATAGAGCCAGTTGCTGACGGGGTTATGATTCAGATTGTTTGTTTAAAAAAAAACACGCCCCTCTATAATTCATAACTAATTAGTGTAATAACAACAAATGAGTCTACCATACAGCGAATTCCCAGTCTACATAGGTCAAGCTGGGGCGGTGACCCCGCCGAATGAGGTTAACGGTTATCTACCAGTTACTCAAGCGAGCGTGAACTACAATACTGCATCTAGTGCTAGACGTAAATTGGGTAAGGATGTTGATACAGCTGATCAGTTTACCTTTAACAGTGCATTATCTGCGGATATATCAGTTAGTTGTTTATTGCAATCGGGGATGATATCGGGGCTAGATTTTTTATTGGATGCTAATCAGGATAATTTTGTAACGATGAAGTTGGGTAGTGGGATATACAACAAGTGTTATGCTACAGATGTGTCGTTGAGCGTAAGTCCATTTGCGCCAGTGATTTTGCAAGTTAATTTTGTTTCATTAGATCCTGCTGTGGGTGGGACTATAAGTGGGAATACTAATTTTGTAGGTATAGGTAGTTCAAGTCCTGAATTAGATACTGATGGTATTGTTTATGGTCATACGTGTTCTATTAGTGATACCGACAATTTGTTGGGACAAGTTCAATCTCAAATAAATTTCAAGAGATCATACACCCGCACCCCAATTTACGGGTTAGGTTCGGTTAATGCGTCTTCTATGTTGCTGGATGGAGTGGAGGAGGAGATATCTGTATCGTCTACAGGGTTGAATAGCTTAATAAATTTCAGTGGTGAAAGATTAACTAGCCAATTAAATGTTGATTTAAAAATACAGGGAAATGTCGGTATAGGAACTTTTACTCCTATCGCTAATTTGATTAAGTTCCCCGCTGGAGCGAGAGTCTTGACCGAAAACTATTCAGCCCAAGGAGGAGAGACACTTAAAACAACTGCGACAATTAAACAGGTAAAGTTGTAAATTCAGTGTAATATATAACATATGGGATCAAAGAAACTCTCTGATATTCAGTTGGAGCCTCACAGCTTTTTTTCAATAAAGTTCAAGGAAAGGAAATTTAAATTTACCCCAAACCAGCATAAATTTCTAGACACCTTACTAAATCCAGAAGTAAAAATAATGTTTGTATCTGGACCTGCTGGTTCAAGTAAAACTTATATGTCTTTATACGGATGTTTAAGATTGATGTCTAAAGATGCAGATAAAGACCTATTGTATATCCGCAGTATTGTAGAAAGTGCCGACAAAGGTCTAGGTAGTCTTCCTGGAGACATGTCGGAGAAATTCAACCCTTTTACGCTACCTCTTTATGATAAGCTAGAAGAAATAATACATGAAGGCGACACAGCTTACCTAAAGCAGAAAGAAAGGGTGAACGCTATACCTATCAACTTTTTGAGGGGTGCGAACTGGGAAAACAAACTTATAGTTGCGGATGAAGCTCAAAACTTCACCTTCAAGGAGTTGACAACTTTGATTACTCGTATTGGTGAAAATACTAAGCTAATCATATGTGGAGACTTCATGCAGAGCGATATCGATGGGAAAACAGGATTCAGAAATATGGTTGATATATTCTCTGATGATGATTCCAAAGCTAATGGCATTGATACTTTCAAGTTTACTAATAAAGACATTGTTAGAAGCAAAATTCTAAAATTTATCATTTCTAAGTTGGAAAATTGGAAAAAAGTGTAATAATATATATCATAAACAAGAAATGCGTCAACGCGAAAGCGGCGAACAGCTTATAAACAAAAGGATGCATTAAGCCTTGTTTTTTTGAAAATTCATTCATAAACAGTAATATATACTATGGCTCATCTATTCTGTCAAAGCTGCGGCACTAAACTTTCTTTTGCTAATGCTAAACCAAACTTCTGCACAAAGTGCGGACAGACTTTGAATTCTAAAGCTTCTACTGTTTCTACGAATACTTCTGTGATAAACAGAAAATCTTCAGTTATTTCGTCAGACGAGACGGATGCTGAGTTTGTCCCTGAAATTAGTAACTTCCAAGTAGATTTCGAAGTCGCTGATATTTCTAATCGGACAATAGGGTCATTATTAGGTGAGCCAACTCCAATCGAGACGAATCGAAGGAGTAACTCTCAATCGGTTAATGATTTTATTAATGAAAAGAAAAAAGAGAAGTGATTATACATATGAAGACTTCTCTGAAGTAATAGATGAAGCGGTAAAGAAACAGCAATATAAATGGCGTCTTTACGCTGTTAAGTGGTTTGACTTTGAAGACGTTCAGCAAATCATTAAAATACATATTGCTAAAAAATGGGACATGTGGGATCAGACACGTCCTCTTGAACCGTGGATAGGTAGGATTATATCTAACCAAATTAGGAACCTTGTAAGGAACCACTACGGCAATTATGTTAATCCTTGCCCTGATTACCAATTGCCTGACCACTCTGCGGCTCATTGCTCTATATGCCGTAAATGGGAAAAATCGAAAAGAGCGGGGTTAGAATTAAAGATACCGCTTTCTACTGAAGATTTTGTAAAAGAAGTCTCTAATAAAGAATATTTAGATTTCGACTTCTCTTCATCGCTCAAAAAGTTGAATTTTGAAATGGAATCACGTTTAAGCGTTAATCACTACATAGCCTATCAAATGTTGTATTTCGAAAGCAGTAGCGAAGAAGATGTGGCTAAATTTATGGGTTACAAGATTTCCCCTCAAAAAAAGAAGCTTGGTTATAGGCAAGTCAAAAACTTAAAAAAGAAATTTCTTCAAGTAGCTATAGAGATACTAAGAGATCAAGATATTATAGGTGATGGATCTTAATAAAGAACAACAAGAATTCTTGAGGGTCCACTCTAAGGAGATGCCAGATCTTATTGATTTGACTAAGAAATGTTTTGGCGACGAGTCTTTAGACGGCAGATCTAAAGAAGGGAGGGCGGTTAGAAAGTTCTTGGTAGAAAACTCTATAAAATTCAAAACAACTAGCAGAATTCCTGCAGAAGTTATACATCTGAGTAGTGAACAGTGTGCATTCATTTTGCAACAAGCAGAAGATGGATTATCCTCGTTAGAGATAGCTAAAATTATTTTTCCGTCTAGGCATGTAAAGCCTTTGAGTTCGGAACAGCGTGTCGTTTTAGAAAAAATTAGAGAAGTCAACCCAGATATGTTGCCGTCTCAAGATTCAGGGGCTTTAAATTCATATCTTGCGCCAAAATCCCCCTCAAGAATCATAAAAAAAATAAATGACGCTACTGGTCAGACATTAAACGAGCAAAGAATTAATAGACAACAGCAGATTTGTGTAGAAAGACTGGGGATAAACCTTTCTAACTCTAGATTTCTTAAAATTATTAATAATTTATTGAATGGAGGAGACAGAGTGTTGTTCGAACACGAATTTATTCGATTGACGTGGGACAAGCCCGATCTAACAGCAGACGAATTGAATCTTTATCTAAACGTTTGCAAAGAGGTTATTAACCTAGAGGTAATCAGCGCACACCTAAATAAATTGAACAGCATGTTCGACGATGCTGATGAACAGCAAGAGATGTCTATACGATTGGCTGAGATCATTAAAGCCAAAAGTGGGGAGTATCACCAGTGCGAAACTCGTATTGAAAATCTGACCAAGAAGCTGCAGGGAGACAGGGGAGATAGGATGAAAAAAATGCATAAAGAAAATGCCTCATTTCTCGCTATCGTCCAGCTTTTCCAAGAACAAGAAGAAAGAGAGACGATGATACACATCGCGGAGATGCAAAAAGCGTCCATTAAGGAGGAAGCCGAGAGGCTAGAGGGTATGTCCGAATGGAAAGCCAGAGTTTTAGGAATAAGCCAAGAAGATGCCATTTAAATGTAAAGAGTGCGATAGGGAGTTCAAGAGCAGAAGGAGTTTACATACTCATGTAAAAGCCCACGATATGTTCTTGGGCGAGTATTACGTTAAGAATTACAATAGGAGGGACAAACTCACTGAAGAACTTATACCTTTTAAAAATTACGATCAGTATTTCGCTACTGACTTTACCAACAAGAAGAACATGGTAAAGTGGTGCGATCAGGCTCCGCGTGAAGAGGTTAAGGAATTTATAAAAAAATCTTTAAAAGAAAAGCTAGGGGCCAAGGGCATTGAGGCGGGACCACCTTCCACTTACCTACAGACAAGCGGTTTACCCGATATCGATATCTGCAAACAGGTTTTTGGCAGTTATCGTGAGACCTGTGAGCATCTTGGTATGCTCCCTATGTTATCAGCGTCTTTACACGAAGATTTTCAAAAAGATTATTCTAATACGCCTATACTAATTGACACTAGGGAACAACAACCATTATCTTTCTCTAATTCTGAATTATTGAAATTGGATGTGGGCGACTATGCCGTGGGCGGTGATCTATACGACTATACATTTGTGGATAGGAAGTCTTACCAGGATTTTTGCTCTACTATAACAAATGGTTACTCGCGTTTTATAAAAGAGCTTGAAAGGTGCAGGTCATTGGGGTGTTATCTTTATATAGTTACAGAAATAGCTTTCGATGATATGTGGGCTACCAATAAAAAAGGCTTCAAGAAATTTAAGCTAGATTATGTTTATCATCAGATGCGGTCTATACAATCTGAGTATACTGATTGTTGTCAATTTGTGTTTAGTGGCTCTAGAGAGAAAAGCGAGGAACTGATCCCTAAAATTCTTGTTTTGGGAAAGAAGCTTTGGAAAGTAGACCTACAATATTTTTGGGACAAACAAATTAAAAAAGATGGCTTGGGAAATAGGAAAACAGAAACTCCACAGAGAGTACAAGGATATAAACAAACTCATTCTCGAAAAAGAGGGATATTTAGAAGAAACAGAAGCTAAGATTCTTCTTTATAAATTTCTAAGAGAAAACCCTTCTTTTGCTTGTGAATTGTTTACAGGGGTAAAATTATTCCCTTTCCAGCATATGGCTATCAAGTCGATGATGGAGTCTGATTACTTTTTAGGGATCTGGAGTCGTGGAATGTCCAAAAGCTTCTCTACGGGCATTTTCGCGCTCTTAGACGCTATTTTAAATCAGGGTGTCCAGATAGGTATTATCTCTAAGTCATTTCGACAGTCTAAAATGATTTTCAAGAAGATAGAAGATATTGCTAAAAGTCCTAAAGCAGAATTCTTTGCTCAATGTATTACCCGTACATCGAAAATGAATGATGAATGGGTAATGGAGATAGGTAGGAGTAGCATTAGGGCTTTGCCTTTGGGTGATGGTGAAAAATTGCGGGGTTTCCGATTCCAAAGAATAATCGTTGATGAATTATTGTTAATGCCTGAAAAAATTTATAATGAGGTATTGATGCCTTTCCTGTCTGTAGTCGAAAACCCCACTGAGAGGCAAGAGGTCTATGATTTAGAAACCAAGATGATCGAGCAGGGTAAAATGGAAGAAGAGGAGCGAAAGCGTTGGCCAAACAACAAAATTATTGGTTTATCATCTGCATCGTATAAATTTGAATACCTCTACAAAATATATCAACAGTATGAGGCTTTGATTCTAAATGAGAATAAACAGGATGGAGCGCACAGGACAATTATGCATTTTAGTTATGATTGCGCCCCACAACAACTATATGATCAGAACTTAATTAATCAATCCCGCTCTACCATGAGCGATGCTCAGTTCGCTAGGGAATTTGGGGCTATATTCACCGATGATAGCGCTGGATACTTTAAGGTGAGCAAAATGGCGGCTTGTACCATACCAGATGGAGAAGGGCAATCTGTCGAAGTCGTAGGAAGCCGTAAAGACGAATATATCTTGTCTTTTGACCCGTCTTGGTCTGAAAGTGAAAGTTCTGACGATTTCGCTATGTTGTTAATTAAAATCAACAGAGAATCTAAGAAGGGGATAATAGTCCACAGCTATGCTTTATCGGGAGCTAACTTAAAAACACATATTAAGTATATGGCTTACATTCTCACCCACTTTAATATATCAGCTATAGTAGGGGATTATAATGGAGGTGTTCAATTCATCAGCTCCTGTAATGAGAGTGAGATATTCAAAAGTAAAAATTTGAATCTAGGAGTAATTGAAGCTGATTTAGACAAATCTAAAGATTACGATAGAAACTTGAGTAGGCTTAAAAATCAATACAATAAATCAGAAAGAAAATTCGTTTTCCTTAGAAAGCCTACTTCGTCTTGGATTAGGCTAGCTAACGAGTCTTTACAATCTTCTTTTGACCATAAGCGCATATTTTTTGCGGGAGCCGCTATGAATGATGATTATAACAATCAAAGAAAATCTAGAGTCCCTATAGAAGAGTTGAAGTTCTTAAAGAATGATACTGACGAAAAAGGAGCAAAAGGTGCGAGGATGATCGATTTCGTTGAACACCAAAAAGACATGATGGATCTTATTAAAGTCCAATGCGCTATGGTCCAAATTACGACATCTTCTCAAGGAACTCAAAGTTTTGATCTACCGCGTAACTTAAGAAGGCAAAGCGGAGCCAACAAAGCTCGTAAAGATTCTTATTCAGCCTTGGTCTTAGGTAATTGGATGATGAACGTATTCTATGATATGGAGTCAGATGACATCTCAGATAGGCAAAACACTTTCGTACCAATGTTCATTTCTTGACTTTTAAAAGTTGAAAGTTAACTTTGAGGTGTAAGATAATTTGTATCTTATGTCGAAAAGGAAATATACTAAAAGTTCTGAATATTGGAAAAAATTCAACACTTCAGATCACCCATCACATACTCGCGATAACGAGGAAACCTCTCCAGAATTACTGGGAGAACCTTTTTATACTTCCGAAGCATCCTATAGTGGGGTATCCGAAGCTAGGAGGCAGGGGGCATCGACCAGCGGGTTTTCTGGATCTCGCACGAACCGCGCTGCTTATACAACTCTTCATAACCGTTACTCCAGTATAAGTTCGGGTCTGTTGCCATATGAATATTCATCAGAAGGTATAACCTGTCGGGACGCTATTGAATTATGCCAGAAGGCTTATTGCAATGTCGCCGTATTTAGGAATGCTATAGATATTATGTCAGAGTTTACAAACACTGATGTTTATTTAGAAGGCGGCTCAAAAAAGAGTAAAGAGTTTTTTTACGAATGGTTTAAAAGAGTTAATATTACATCTTTAAAAGATCAATACTTCAGAGAGTATTACCGCAGCGGGAACGTCTTTCTTTATAGAATTGATGGCAAATTCAAAGTAGATGATTATGCCAAGCTTATGAATCAAGTGGGGACTATTGGCGCTTCTGCTAATAAAATTCCTCTTAAGTACATCCTACTTAACCCTTATGATGTCGTAGCTAAAAGAACCACCACTTTTAACTATGGTTCGGTTTATCAAAAAGTTTTGTCTGAATATGAGTTGGCTCGATTGTCTAACCCGCAAACAGAAGAGGATATAGCTATATTCGAAGCTTTAGACGACGAAATCAAAAAATCTATATTAGGAGGGACTTTTTCTAATGAAGGGATCAGTATTGACTTAGATCCAAAAAGACTTTCTTATTCTTTTTATAAAAAACAAGATTACGAGCCTTTTGCTATACCATTTGGTTTCCCAGTGTTGGACGATATCAATGCTAAGCTTGAATTGAAAAAAATGGATCAATCAATTACCCGCACAGTAGAAAATGTAATATTGCTTATCACTATGGGTGCAGATCCTGAAAAGGGTGGAGTTAACCCCAATAACATGGCGGCTATGCAAAACCTTTTCAAAAATGAAAGTGTAGGCCGCGTTCTTGTTTCCGACTATACGACTAAGGCGGAATTCATTATGCCTGAATTGAATTTAGTTCTTGGGCCAGAAAAGTATCAGGTGCTTAACGAAGATATTAAACAAGGATTACAAAATGTAATAGTTGGGGAAGAGAAATTCAATTCAACTCAAGTCAAAGCCCAAATCTTCATTGATAGACTTAAAGAGTCCCGTCATGGGTTCTTGAATGACTTCTTAAACAAAGAAATAAAAAGAGTGGCAAAAAACTTGGGATTCCGATCTTGGCCCGAAGCTAAAATGAAGGATATGGATATGAGAGATGAGGTCCAGCTTATGAGAGCCTCGACTCGACTTATGGAATTAGGTATCATTACCCCGAAGCAGGGGATGGAAATGTTTGAAAATGGAAAATTCCCAAATCCTGATAAATTAGAGTCAGCTCAGAAAGAATTGCTTAAGGAGAGAGAGAAAGGACACTTCAACCCCTTAGTCGGTGGAGTCCCTGTATTTTCTCCTTTGGATGCCCCAGCAGCAGGGCCGAAAAAAGAAGGCGGTAGGCCAGAAGGGACTACTGGTATACCTTTGGCTAACGCCACTTACTCTAGAGCTAATATACAAAAAACCATATATTCTATAGATAGTTTTATTAATGATTCTAAAGAAAAAATGGCCTCTCATTTAAAAGTAAAAGAACTCAGCGAAGCCCAAGAGGTAATGCTCGCTACTCTGTGTGAATCTATCATTTGCTCACGGGATAAAGAATCTTGGGATAAAACCCTTGAATCATGTGTAAAAGATTTTAACAAAATTGAAGATCTAGGGGCTTTAAGGCAAGTTTTAAATATATCATCTGAACATTCATTAGAGACTTATCCAGCAGCAATTCTATATCATAGCCATGAAAAATAATTTTAAGTATACAGAAAACGGTATTGAAATCGATATATCTGAAGCGATGCATTGCGGAGATAAAAACAAAGAAAGCCAATCTAAAAAGAAAGAATATTCTAGTTATGGCTCCCCAGATATATCTAAACACTACTTTAAGTCTAAGGACGATGCGATGGCAGATGCTAAGAGAATGGGTCTTTCTGGTGTCCACTCTCATAAAGATGAAGATGGCAAAGTCGTATATATGGCTGGTCCCGATCATGAATCGTTTATGAAAAAACATAAAGAGGTGAATAAGAAATCAGAAAGTATGGATAAAAAACAATACGATAAGATCGATAAAAAAGAACTCAAGCAAGACTCTAAAAAAGAAAAGGCCCAGCATGAAAAAGATGCTATCGAAGATGACAAGAGCAAAATTAAAAAACTAAAAAAAGGCGCTCCATCTGAAAAGAAAGACTCTGAGAAAAAAGATCTTAAAAAAGATATTAAATACGACAAGAAGTCCGCGAAGAGTTATGCTCAACTGTTGATGGATATCGCCGCAGAGAGATTTGGAGGAAAAAAACGAGGTGCATTAAAAGACAGCGATTTTCTTGATCCCGAAAGGCGTTCGTTTCCAGTTATGTCTGCACAAGATGTAAAAGACGCAGTAAGTAGCTGGGGAAGATATAAGGGGTCGATGAGCTTTGATCAATTCAAAGCTAAACTAATCCGTAGAGCAAAAAAAATTGGGGCTGAAAACGCCCTCCCTAAAAGCTGGGCAGAAAAAAAGTGATGGATTACAAATACACCGCGACTTTTGAAGCTCCACTGTCATCTTGTAAGATAAATTCAGCTTCGTTAATCTCTAAGGCTTCTTTAAAGAACTTAGAGTCTCTTATCCCAAAAGATATAGATTATAATGAAAATGTAGATCTTATGGGTGTAGCTTTCAACGCTGCCGTTATAAACCAATTCAATAAGAATGGTGACGGCATGGATTCAGCTACCGCTGTTAAATATGCTAACAATTTTATTCATAAACCTACTAATATCGAACATGATAAACAAAAAGTTGTAGGGCATATAGTCTCTGCTGGTTATAGCAATTATAAAACTAGTGAGCTTATAGAAGAGAATCAAGCTTCTTCTATGAAAGAGCCTTTTAATATAGCTTTGGGGGCTGTTTTATATAAGACTATCAATTCTAATTTCACTGACTTAGTCGAGAAATCCTTAGATCCAGATAGTAATCAATATCAGAAAGTCTCTGCCAGTTGGGAGGTGGGTTTTAATGATTATGTTTTAGCAGTAGGTAGTGACTTATTGAGTGAGGCGAAAATTATTTCTGACCCTGAAGAGATATTAGAGATGCGAGGTTTTTTACGGAGCTATGGAGGCAACGGGAAAACAGACAAAGGAGAAACTATTTATAGATTAATAAAAGGCGATATTTATCCATTAGGTATAGCTTACACTTTAAACCCAGCAGCTAATGTAAAAGGTCTATACTCTCCTTCCGAAGAGACTACGGAGGTTTTTATCTCTGATAAACGGGATAAAATTTCACAAAACAGTAATTTAAATGTAAACAACCAAAAGAACATTATCGATATGGAACTTGAAAACACTCTAAATGAACTAAAGGATCTTCTTAGTGAGAAGAAATTCTCAAAAGAAGCTGTAGCTTCTATGACTGATACCTTTGCTGATGCAATCCGTCAACGGGACGAACAATACCGTAAGGATATTGAAGCAGAACGATTAGCTAAAGAAGCTAAAACAAAAGAATACGAAGACCTCAAAGTCTCTGTTGCAGAACTAGAAGCTAAACTTGGCACAGCCAGTGAGCAAATAGGTTCTTTTGAAAACGAAAAGAAAGCTGAAGAAGCTATCGCTTCGTTTAACACTCGC